CTTGCAACCGATAACAAGAGAAAACCTCGAAAGCCGCGGGTATTTGGATGAAGAGATAAAATTAAGCAATTCACCGACGATAAAGGTTGATAGCTTCTCGAGGTTTGAGGAGGTTTTAGCGACGATATGATTAACGCATACTTACAAGATTCCATTACAATCCGCAAAGTAACCTACGATCAGTGGGGATCGCCTTCGACAAGCGATGTTTCGACGCTGGGGCGTTTTGAATTTAAGACCAAGCTTGTCCGCAATGACGCCGGAGAGCAGGTAGTGTCGAGCGCTAATGTCCTACTTAAATCCGATGCCAGCGTAGAACATGAGGACAAGATAGTCTATGCCGGGAAGGTGTATTCTATTATCAACATTGAAATAAAGAAGGATTTCACCGATAGGATGAAGAAGGTGATATTGGCATGAAGACTTTCGATATGAGCGATTTCAATAATAAATTCCGCAACATCATCAAGAATGTTGTCCCGGAAAGAGTTGAAATAGGTCTGGGGCGCGCGATGCTCGACTTGATGAATGACTGCGTTATGGAAGTCCCTACCGTTCCATTACGGGAGGGGTTCTTGCGCGGATCCGCCAGCATCTTCGTTCAAAACAAGCTTATAGCTACCGGCGAAGGCCTTCCGAACGCCAAGGGAGGAGAAGCGAATAAGTCGCACCATGAAAGCATCTCGGTAGATAAGTTTGTCGGGGTGATAGGTTTCAATACTCCTTATGCCGCGCGAGTTCACGAAGTGCCGATGAATTTTACCGAGCCTTCATCCGGGAATAAGTATCTTGAGTCAAAATTAATAACGAAGAAAAGCCATTATATGAAAGTCGTGGCGAATACGGTAAAGGAAGGAAATGCTTAAAGAGATAACGCAATATGTTAAAAACAGCACCACCGGCTTTACTATCGGCACGAATCTTTTTGCCGGTTTTGTCCCTGCTACCATAACGGATAATTATGTCGTAATCCGGGAAACAGGAGGAGCGCCTGATGTCAACTTTGACCTTAAAGACAAAATGGAGAAAGCGATACAGGTATTGTCAAAATCATCAAATTACTGGACGGCCAGAGCAAATGCCGTAAAGGTATACGATTGCTTGCATGGTATTGCGGGTATTACTCTTCCGATAGTAGAGAGTAATGCTTATTACATCGATGCCGCGCAGGCGACAGTGGCCCCGCAGGAGTTAGGACAAGACGAGAAGGGGCTTTTTGAGATAAGCACAAATTACATAGTGCGGATAAGAAACGCATAAAAAAGGAGGAACAAAATGATCAGGGAATTAGGACCGTGTCAAGTGATTTATGACGGAGTAAACCTCGGAGCGACATCAGGGGGGGTAACTTTTCGTTATACCGAGGACAGCAAGCCGGTAAACGAAGACCAGAAGGGAAGCGCCAATGTCGATGAAATATCGGTAGGGGCGTCTGTCTGCGAAGTCGAGATGGCGCTTACACGCTCGACTTTGACGCAGCTTGCCAAAATCATCGGCGGCAATACCATTGAAAGCACGAAGCTGACCGGGCTGAATAAGGTCGGCGTGTCGATGTATGACAATTCGGCCTTGCTGACGCTGAAGCCGATTGTAAACAACGTCGCATCCGCTACCGCCGCGGATTGGCTGAATATTCCGCATGCCTATCCCAAGGCGGATCTTGAGATAGTGTTCGATTCGGAGAACCAGAGGGTTTATAAGACTCTCTTCAAGGGATTCCCGGATGCCTCTACGGGAGAGTTCTGGTTTATGGGAGCATAAGAAAAAAGAAAGGAGTAAGGTATGCCAAGGTTAAAGATTGAAGAGGTAAAGCAGCTTTCGGAGCCGATCATCATTGATGCCGGGATACTTTCCGAAAAGGAATACTGTGTCGAGAAGGTAACCGCGGAATTGATGAAGAAGGTCGATGAGATTGCCCCTAAGAAGGATGAAAAAGGCAATCTCGACGCCCTCACTCAGCAGTTAGGACTGCTGTTGAATGTTCCGGCCGAGGAATTTTCCGGAGTCGATTTGAGAGTTGCCGGAAAGGTCTTGAGCTTTATCTCGGATTCAATCACGGCGGGGGTAAAAGAGCTAAACCCTACGGCGGCAGGGGCAAAACAATAGGCCTTATTGTCTCTGCTTTTCCGGGCCAATTCTCCTATGCGGAGGTGCTAAATCTGGATGTCCGCGACTTGTCTTTTTGGGCAAGAGAGGCGCAGAAGAAGCACCTCCGCGATAGGATGGCTATGGCTCAGGCATCCCGTGTTGCGATGGCCAAGGATGCTAATTATGAGCGCTACATGAATGATTTGAAGCATGAGCTGTATATTCTTGAGCGTGGCAAAGAAAATATCTTTAAGGAAAGCTGGCAGGCCTTAAAAGAAATGAGGAGAGGCTGATGTTCGACGCAGGCGCGATTGTAGGCAGGATGACTTTAGACCTCAATAGCTGGTCATCAGCTGTTGAGAAAGTCCGCAACGATACGACGAGTATGCAGGGCTGGATACTGCGCAACCAGGCACAGGTAACGCAGCTTGGACGGGCTTTTACCATCGCCGGAGCCGCGATCACGGGTGCTTATGCCCTGTCTGCCAAAAGCGCTATATCATTCGAGTCGGCATTTGCCGGAGTCCGTAAGACTGTTGATGCGACAGAGGCTGAATTTTCACGATTAAGCAAGAGCCTCATTGATATGTCTAATGAGATGCCGATGTCCGCCTCTAACCTGGCCGGCATCATGGAAATAGCCGGGCAGTTAGGCGTCAGGGGAGTAAACAACCTTACCAAGTTTACCGAAACGGTCGCAAAAATATCCGTAACCACCAATCTTACCAAGGAATCCGCCGCGACAGATTTTGCCCGCATCGCCAATATAATGCAGGAGCCGCTTACTAATGTTGACCGGATGGGCTCTGCGATTGTAGACTTGGGTAATAATTTCGCTACCACAGAAGCCGAAATATCGTCTTTTGCCCAACGCATAGCCGGTTCCGCTAAAGTCGTGGGATTGGCGACTTCCGATATATTCGGCATAGGCACAGCGTTTAGCTCTGTAGGCGTAAGGGCTGAACGAGGCGGAACCGCTGTCAGCAAGGCTTTAATTAAAATTGGAGAGGCTATAAAAACCGGAAATAGCGAATTAAAAACATTCGCGCAAGTTTCCGGGATGACAACGAATGAATTTAAGAAGGCTTTCGAGCAAGACGCCGGACAGGCTTTCGCCAGATTTATCGACGGATTAGGCCGCGGAGGATTACAAGCGGCGCAGATCCTCGAGGACCTGGAATTAGGCGACCAGAGATTAAAGCAGGCTTTCCTTTCAGTAGGAGGGGCCGGTGGCATACTAACGGAAGCGTTGAACAAGGCTTCAATAGCCTGGAAAGAAAATACCGCCCTTACCGAAGAGGCAAGGAAAAGGTTCGCTACAACTCAATCAATATTGCAAAAGACCTGGAATACGGTTACCAACCTTGCGGCGAAAATAGGAGATTTGCTTCTTCCTGCGATAAATAGGTTATCGAACACTATATCAAATATTATTATTAATATTCAAAAATGGATCGACAACAATAAAACTCTTGCCACCGTTTTGACTTATGCCGGTGTCGCATTAGGAGTCTTGCTTACGGCAATAGGGCTTCTCGCGCTGGCTCTTCCCGGGATAATCGCATCTATGATTTTATTCAAGACTGCCATAGGCGGGGCAACGATAGCGATATTTGGGTTAGATATTGCCCTCGGCCCGGTGATTATTACGATTGTTGCTGTGGCCGCTGCCATTGCCGCGGTGATATTGGTTATGACTAATTGGCAGTCAATAATCTCTTTTTTAAAGATTACCTGGTGGTCTTTTGCTCAAGCTGTCAACAGCTCTTTAGCGACGATGACAGAGGCTTTGGCGAATTGGGCTGATAAGCTGTCTAATTTACCGATCATCGGAAATAAATTCAAAACGGAAGCCGACAAGATGAGAAAGGCTTCCGATGAATTACGGGAATCAGCAGAGTTTTGCGGGCAGAAAGTTTACGAAGCCGTCCAGGAAATGGATGCCGCGGCTTCATCCTCGGTTACGGATGGAGTCATTGATAAGATAAGCGATGCGTTCAATAAGCTCAAGGATAATCTTAGCACAAATGTTATGCCCCAGGTTAAAAATGATTTCAACGCGATGGAAGAATTCGGCAAGCGCGCCGCGCAGAACATACAGGATGCTTTCGGGGATTTCTTCTATAAGGCATTTAAAGGTCAAATTGATTCCGCCCAGGAGCTTTTTGAGAGTTTTGGCGATGCGATACTGCAAACTTTAGCTCAAATCATAGCTCAATTCATAGTTGTAAAAAGTTTATCTGCGATCGGTTTGGGAGGGCTATTTAATATCGGTCATGCCGAAGGTATCGATAGCGTTCCCTCTACCGGAGTATACCGCCTGCATGCCGGAGAGCGCGTTGTCCCGAAATATGACGCCACAGGGTCAGGAAGCGGAGCCACGGAGCTTACTATCATAAACCAGATAACTCCCGAAGCCGTGGCAACGGCGATGTCAGGTCAGGAAGGTTTTAATGTCATTGTCAATACGATAGACACTAACGCGCTACGTAATGGTTCTACGCGCAGGACGATAAGGAGAAAATAAGATGGCTGACTGGAATCCGAGAAGAGAGAGCATAGAAGGCACAAGGGATTTCAATGTCGCTGAATCTACTTACGAGAATAAGAGCGATGAGACGCGCCTTATCACTCCTGATGAATTAATAGGCTTTAAGATTAGAAGCCCCAAGCTGACTTATGCCCAATTACAGGAATATATCGCTCAATTTCAGGCGGTCAAGGGTTCGCTGACTTCTTTCACGATGTTATACCCTTTTGACGGACAGGAGTATACCGTGCGTTTTGAAAAAGGGAGCTGGAAGGAAACTTACGAATCGGGGACATTTCAGGTTGAATTTTCATTAAAGAGGGTTTGGTAAAAATGCCGCTTAATACGAATGACGCGTTTAAGGAAAAATTAAGAGCCAAAATCAAGAAGCCGATTTATCTTTATACGATATATGACTATATAGGCGATGGAACGAATAAATATTTCTCCGCGTATAATCATGATGTTATATTCGATGGCGTAACTTATGATAAATTTCCGATTACCCACGACCAGATAACCGAGAATACCAAAGGTGAGGTTGACAGCGTAAAAGTGCAGCTATCCAATGTGTCGCGGCTTATTGAGTATTATTTACAGAATTACGACCTGCGCGGGAAGAAAGTATCAATTAAGCTCGTCGACGCCGATATGCTCGATGACCCAGACGCCTACGTAGAATTTACCAATTACATAGACAGCTATACTTCTAATGTCAAAGATGTCGTGTTTACCCTAATGAGCAAATTTGACATCCTTAATTTAAATCTTCCTTCTATTCTTTGGCTTCGGGATTACTGCCAATGGGAGTTTGCCTCGCCGGCGGTCAGGGCCTTAGGACGTGGGGCAGAATGTGGATATACCGGAGAAGAGACCGAATGCAACCGTACGTGGCAGAGATGCCAGGCGCTTGGGAACAGCAGGCGTTTCTTAGGCGCGCGAGCGATACCGGGAAGGCGCGGATATGTCTAAAGAGTTAAAAGAATTCCTTAAGAAAATGCTGGCAATACCTTATCTTCACCAGGGCAGAGATTACAACGGCGCGGACTGCGGAGGCGGCATAATGATTTTTTATCGTGATTTCCGCGGGATAACCCTTCCGGATTTCAATCTTGATTATGACCAGAATTGGGCGGTAAAAGGAGATAAGAGCTTATTCATCGAGAATTACTATAAATTTTTTGACAAGGTTGAAAAACCTGCGCTTTACGATATTGTCCTTTTCCAGACCAAGAAAGGTATTGCTAATCACGGCGGAGTAGTCTTGGGTAACAGTAAGTTTTTCCATATAGCTAAGATTGGCGCAAGCATAAACAGTTATAACGACGAAACATTCAAGAGGCGGTTAAATGGGTTCTATCACTACAAAGGATAAGATAAACGCTGAAGTCCGCAGGTCCATGCGTCCATACAAGAAGCGCGACATCACCGTACGCTTTATCCCCAATATCCTTTCCGACGAGGGCAGGGAATTAAAATCATACAAATATAACCGTCATTACAATATCCGCAGGTATCTTGTAAAATCCGGATTTGAATTCAAAGATATGCGGATTATCGTCAACGGCAGGAAGGTTAAGGACTTAAATAAGCGGTTGACTATCGGTGACGAAATTGTTATTGCGCCGGAGGTAAGGTATATTCCGGGGGCTACCGAGTTTGCTGCGATGGCTCTATGGCAGCAGATTGCTATTGTTGCTTTTAATGTTGCAGTCGCAGCTAGCGCAGCCTACTCCATTTATCAAGCCATTAACGCCCAGTCAGTTAAACTTCCTACTTATAATACTTCTGGAGACGGCCTTGACGAAGGCTCGACCTATGCCTGGGACGGAGTGCGCACGACAGCTGAGGTCGGAAAGCCTATTCCAGTGATCTACGGCCAGCGTGTTGTCGGCGGTAATGTCCTCAACGAATATGTGTCTACTGACGGAGATAGCAATTATCTGCATACTCTTCTTGGCGTAGGCTGGGGCGAGCTTGAAAGCATTACAATGCGCCGGATCAGCCGTAACGCTGCCGCAAACTATACCGGCTGGACATTGACAACCAGAATGGGGACGCTTAATCAGGAAGTAATCCCCAATTTCCATGACAGCCATAATCTTGTATCTATCAGCGTAGAGCTTACCAAAGACAACGCATATACCTATACCACCAATAAAAGCGATGTTGAAGCGCTTGAGTTGCACCTTACCATCCCGGGACTATACCAGCAGGACTCAAGCGGAAATATCCTATCCTGGGACATAACCTATAAAGTTGAATATAAACTCCATTTCGATGGAACTTGGATTGACTTAGGCTCAACCACAATCAGCAAGCGCACGCGCAATCAATTCAAATCTATCTTCCGCAAAGACGGCCTTACAGCCGGCCAGTATGACATCCGTATTACCCGGACTTCCGCAGATCCTTCGGATCTTGATTATCCAATAACTAATGGCGAACTCTATCTGGAAAGGGTCGATGAAATATCCTGCGAGGATGAACAGATCTTCCCACGCGTGGCCCTTGCCGGCATAGACGCCCTTGCTCTTGAACAGCTATCCGGTTCTTTCCCAGAATACGAGCTGCTTGTCAAAGGGCGCAAGATTATGACGCCGAATGTCCTAAATGGAGAAACTCTCGTCCCCTGGGATGATTATTACTGGGACCCGGATGATGAGTGCTATAAACTTTTAGACGGTGATACGCCTCTTACCTGGGACGGCGAGACTTTTGTTACCGCATATTCAGCCAATCCTGTGTGGTGTTTGTATGACCTGCAGACTAATAATCTCTGGGGAGCGGGGCAGTATATTACCGCAGCCGACAACGACCTTGCCTCTCTTATCGAGCAGTCGCAATACTGCGAGGAAAAGGTTCCGGATGGCAACGGCGGTTATGAGAAGCGTTTCCGCATGGACATCGTTATAGATACCCAGCAAAAAGCCCTTGACCTTATCTTGCAGCTTTGCACTATATTCAGGGCATATCCATTCTATTCCGACAGGGGGCAAGTTAAGCTTATAGTCGAGAAACCCGAAATCCCTGTTCAGCTATTTTCCCCGGGAAATATTATCGTCGATAGCTTTTCTGAAAGCTGGTCGTCGAAACGCGATATTCCTAATGTTGTGAACGTCCAGTTTGACGATGAAGATTCTAACTACGAGACGCAGGTTGTCCAGGCTGTTGTTGACGATGAGGCTTTGATTTCCGGCAAGCCGCTTAACGCAGTAACCGTCCGTTATTATGGAGTAAAGGAGTCTTACGCCAAACGATTTGGCAGAGATTACTTTAAGGCTCTTAAATATATCTCCAACACGATCACGCTTAAATCCGCTCTCGGTTCCATGATACGCCAGTGCGGCGAGGTGGTAGACATAGCACATGACGTTCCGCAGTGGGGTTTCGGCGGCACAGTCAAGGGCGCAATTTACAAGGGCAATTATTCCGCGGCGATAACTTATGCGGTTAACGAGGCGGTAACTTACGGCGGGAATGAGTATAAATGTATCCAGCCTTCGCTTAGCCACTCTCCTACAAATACCGATTATTGGGAAATCATATCCAGGACAAAGGTAAAGCTTGACCGTACAGTTACCATCGAGGCGGACAAGAGCTACGCGATACGTGTCGACTTCGCGCGCGGCGGATATGAGGAACGCACGGTGACCGACGCGGCAGGTAATTATACCGAGGTCAACGTCAGCGAGGCCTTCACCAAGACGCCTCTATATTATGACATCTATTCTTTCGGCGAGGTGGACAAGATTGTCAAGCCTGGCCGCATTATGGGTATATCGCGCGACAGGAACGGCGAAATCGAGTTTACCATCCCTGAATACAACGAGAACATATACGACGACAGCGCGGTGGTCCTGTCTACAAAGAAGGTATCTTCCCTAAGCACCGACTTCCCGGATGTAACCGACCTAACGCTTGATGAGATTGTAATTACCAAAGAAGATGGAACGATAGAAAACGGTATCGAGGTATCGTTTGCCAAGCCGGATATGTCAAGCTATATCGTAAGCTATTTCAGCAAGGTGAGGATTTATTATTCGGATAATGACGGCGTAAGCTGGATATACGCCGGGGAGACTTACGGCACTACATTCACAATATCCAGCAATATCAAAGTCGGTATAACGTATAGGATATGCGTCGTGGGAGTGGGGGCCGACGGCTCTGAAAGGCTTATAACAGTAAGCCCGCAGGAGAGCATTACTATAGCAGGTAAAACCGTATATCCTGCCGATGTGAAGAATTTTGCGTATTCCTGGGGAGATATACTTCTTTTGTCCTGGACGCCAAATACAGAAGAGGATATTGCCGGATATGAGATACGAGATAAGGACAGCGATTGGGGAATTGGTGAAACTATTTATTATAACTTAATCACGGAAGACGGCAACAATCTGATAACGGAGGACGGCAATACCCTTACAAATGAAGGCAGCGAAGATTTAATTTACAGGGGCCTGGCCACAAGGAAAACTCTATATCCTGAAGGAAGGAGTGTCGGAACTTATTATATCAAGGCGTTCAACACTTCCGGTATATATTCGGAAAACGCCGTCAGCGTTACTCCTGAATTATACGTTCCTACTACGCCGGAAGGATTAGGCGTGGATGTGATGTTTAATACAGCGAGGATATACTGGACTGATAACAGGTCGACTAACCTGCTGTATTATGAAGTTTACCGTTCAGAGACTAACCTTTGGGCGGGAGAAGAAGAGCTTATCGGCAGGGTATCCGGCAAGGCGTTGACGATAAACAGCAAGTCGCCGAGAAGCGGAACGGCGCAATCGGGTTCTGCGACGTCTCTTATTGATAGTAATCTAATCGGATTGGGAGACGGATATTTTACCGGAGATACAATAGTTATCACCAAAGGAGCCGGTGAAGGGTCAACCGCCAGGATCACCGGATTTGACGATGCGACAGGAGAGATAACTTTTGATGACATCGGGGCAGAGATTGACTCTACGTCTCAATATAACATAACCGATAATATCTGGATTAAAGTACGCGGAGTCGATCAATACGGCCCGGGAGTTTTAAGTTCCGCCCTTGAAATAAACTTTGAAAACCTTACTGAAGAGATGTTCGGGGATAATGTAATTACTGCCCGAAAAATATATGTCGCCTGCCTTTCCGCTCTTTCGGCTAATCTTGGCTGCGTAACCGCTGGAATCATCCAGGGAGCGACGATACAGACAGCGTCAGGAGGGGCCAGGACGGTATTCAGTGGGACGGATTTTCGTTCTTACGACAGCGAAGGCAATGTCATGTTCGAGGTAAAGGACGGTTGCGTTACCGCAAGGACGATGAAGCTTGTCGACCCGAGCTGTGATTGCTGCTATTCATATTTGTCTGCCGGACAATGGTATTTCCACGATGAACTTGGCAACAGCAACCCTTACGTGAAGAGACTATGCGCCGGAGAAGTCAATACAGGGGATACTGTATGCTTGTTTGGGTGGAAAGAGCAGCCGTATTTACAGTTAGGCATAAAGGATTTGGCTGCCTATGACCCTAATTATGCGGTGAACTGCCAGAAATGGTGCGTTTATTACAGCAATTTATGCTGTTACTGTAACGCCCCAGATGATTATGGCTGGTGTTTCACGGCGCACGCTACGCTGTATAAATCTGCCGGCGAATACGCCGAATGCGTGGAAGATACGACATTCGGAACAAGCGTCTATACCCATTCCGACGCTTGCTGGACGAGAGTAAGAAACAGATTTCTGCTCTGGTGTTTTAATTGTGCTTGTTCTACTTGTTATGGATATGGTACTATTTGTTATCGTATAAAATACAAATGTTGTGAAGCAGGGTGCACTTGGACTTGTTGTGATTATTCTTATACGCAACCCCATGATTCTACAGTTACTTTAAAGACTTGTTATGATGAATGTAGAAATATTTGTTTTCCTTCTGCGGGGTGTTGGGAAATTCAAGTGGAGTGTTTAAGTTTAGGATGGAGTTTAACCACTCTAAATGGGTTGTCATATGGATGTTGTTGTAGAGCGGTCAATTGTTGTATGGGAGGTATTTGTTGTCATAATTGGCATGGTAATGGAAGTAATGAAGCTCATGCCTATGAGAGTTGCCATTATTCTCCTATAAGTGGCATTAGCCCTTCAAATGTCTATTGTACTTATTTGTGTCTTAATTTATGCACCTGTATATGGGGATATTATGGGTTTAATTGGACAAATTTAACATTATATACTTGTGGGCAATATTGCATTTCTTTGGGAAGTTGTCTTATTGCAACTTGTTGTCAAGTTAATACATATGCTACACATGGAGTTCAATCAGTAACAACCTATTGTTTATTTTCTACATTTTCTCAATGTATTAATTTGGATTCTTGTTATGATTATCAATGTTTTTGTACATGTAGTTGGATATATTATTGTATAGCTAATTATACTAGTGGGGTTAATGATGTAGAAACCGCAACTTACAGTGCGATTTTAGCCAATACCTATCTTATCCAATGTTATTGTATTATCCCAGATAATGGTACTTGTGAATACGAAAGATTATATTCTATAAAAGATTATTCAGAAACTCAAACTGTGTTAGACCCAAATGGGACACTAAATTAC